CAAAAATCGTTTACCGTTTTTATTGTGATGTGCAGCAGGCCGGCGGCAATCGGTACGACACGTCTAGTTTGGTGGCCCGACTGCCGCGCACCGTGTAGCCTAACGTTCATTTTGCGACAAAGTGACAATCATTTTGCGACAGGAATTAATCGCCGATTTACAGTCATTTTGCGACAGCATTTAATTGGGTATTAAATGCTTTTTACATGGGAATTATTATGGTCTGTAGCCGCGCACTTGATTTTAGAAATTTCTCCACTTTGATTTGCTAAAATATTTTAATACAGCCATCGCACTTTGATGAAAATATTTTAATACAGCCATCGCACTTTGATGACGGCTTTTACGCTTCTCCCTACCAGTTCCAGATCAGCAGTTCCTTAGCCTGGCAATCTTGCTGGCTGCCGCCTACCGTGTAGCGGATACCCAGGGTGCGCATGGACAGGCTGTCGAATGCCTCCCGCATCTCTGGGATGTCATTGACTGAGATCACCATCCTGCCTCGGATGTTTCTGGCTAACTCGGCCATCAGTTGGTATTGCTCCAATCCGAAGTCGATTCCATAACCGGCTGTACCCCAGTATGGCGGGTCGAGGTAGAAGAGCGTGCCGTCCCGGTCGTACTTCTTCACGCAGTTGGCCCAGTCGAGGTGTTCGATGTAGGTTCTGGCGAGGCGCAGGTGAGCGGCGGACAGGTCTTCCTCGATGCGCAACAGGTTGAGCCTGGGTGGACGGACGGCCGAGGTGCCGAAGGTCTGACCGGATACTTTGCCGCCGAAGGCCAGCTTCTGGAGGTAGTAGAAGCGATTGGCGCGTTGGATATCGGTCAGGGTTTCCGGGTTGGTTTCCTTGTGCCAGAGGAATTCCTGACGGCTGACCAGCGCCCATTTAAGGTGTCTTAAAAACTCTTCCAAATGGTGTTTAACGACCCTGTAAAGGTTCACCAGTTCGCCGTTGAAGTCGTTCAGCACTTCGACGGATGATTCCGGTTTGTAAAAGAACAGGGCCGCGCCGCCACAGAACGGTTCGACATAGGTTTTGTGCGCCTCAAAGAGGGGCAGTATTTCCCTGGCCAGGCGTCTTTTTCCGCCCATCCAGGGGATTATGGGTTGTGGTCTCACGTGAGCTTCCTCTTTTCGCGTTAACTTTTTGGCGTTTCTGCCTCCACGCGGGTGCTGTAGCCGCTGTCACTGAGTTGGTGATCCACCTGGGTGGCGACCCAGTCACCATCCGCACCTGTTCTGAACCCGGACAAGGTCAACCTGGCTTCTGCCGCCAGCAAAGGGTTACCGTGCCTGAGTGTCAGGCTGGCGGTTGCCAAACCACGGCTCAGGGCATGCAGTTTGCCCTGGGCAGCGGAGCGTGCGGTATCGGCATCTGAATAGTTGTGGCGCAGGGTGTAGACTGGCTTGCCTTCGCCGACTTGCACCGGGGTGCGGGTACCTGTGGCGGTGTTATGCCAGTGCGCCCGCACCGCTGGATATTTGCCGCGGTCCGCCATCGTCACGCGATGGTCGCTGGTCTGGTCCCGGTTTATGGTCACTGCCGGTATTGCCTTTCCGGTGGCGCCCCTGGGGACGAATAACAGAAAGCCTCCTGCGGGCTTGGTTACCGCGTCGTATTGTTTGGCCAGCCGGGTCAGAAGATGCAGATCGGATTCTTCGGTTTGATCGAGATGAGGGATGTTGATGGCGCCAAGAAATTCACCGACCCGCGGTTCTAATTCATGCTCGGCCGCAATGGTATTGACCAGATTGCCGAGTGTGGTTTGATCCCAGGCGCGAGTCTTGTGCTCTTTCAAGGCGCTACGCATATTGGCGGCCCTGGCACGGATGATCAGCGTATCGGGTGGGCCGCTTAGTTCGATTTCATCGACGGTATAGAGACCCATCTGCACCAGCCCCTGCTCTTTGTAGCCGAGGGAGACATCCAACTCGACGCCCTTATTGGGCAGCTCGATAGGGCCTTCGCGGTCATCCACACGAATTTCTACGGTATCGGTATGCAGCCCGGCCCGGTCAGAGACGGTCAACGACAAGAGTCGGTTGCGGATGACGGTTGTGATGTCCCGGCTGTTGGCGAGGAGACGAAATACGGGGGTCATCGCTCCCGCCCTCCCTGGCTCCCGCGAAATTCGTGTGTCC